TCCAGTCAGCGTAGGTGAGGGGCTTGCCGCCATCAGAGAATGCGGTACCGCTGGGCGTGATGAGCGCCAGGCCGGTGGCATTGAACAGCCCGAGCGGGCCGGGGCCGCCGGTGGGGCCATTCAGCGCGGCATAGTCAAGCGCCAGGCTGCGGATTTTGTTGAAATCCGCGCGCATCAAGCCCTCAACATCGGGCGAGGTACTGGCCAGCAGCTCGATATCGACGCCGCTCTGCGTGCTGCCGCGCCGAGGCTGGACCGATACAAAGTCCATGGTGAGATCGGCGGGCGTTACGCTTGCGCCTTCACCCAACCACTGCCATGTGCCGGCTGCCGACTGACGGGGCAGGCGAACGATGCCCTGGAGACCGCCAAGCGTGCGCGCACCGAGCGCCTGGACGCGAGGGCGATGCCGCAACAGCTCGATCACTTCGGGATGCGTGATCGTCTCAACCGCAGCCGCCTCAGATGTTAACGCGAGCTGACCGGAGCCGGCGGCGATGGTCTGGGTACCCAGCGCGCGGGTGAGAGCGGCAAGCGGAACAAAGACGCCGGGCGTGCTCTTGCCCAGGCGCCTGCCGATTTCGGTGGACATCTCGCGCTCGAATTTGGCCTCGTATGCGCCCTGGAAGGTTCCAGGCTTGGCCGCATTCACCAGCGAGCGCAGCATGTTGACCAGGCTGTAGCTCTTTTGTTCCTTGGACGATGCGTCGGCAAACGTGCGCTCGCCGAGTGTGCCAACCTTGGCCGCATCGTTGGCTTCGATGATCTTGCGGATCACCTGATCCTTGAATGCGTCGGGGGTTGACTTGTCTTCGATGGCCTTACGGACATCGCCATCCGAGAGGTACTTCGACCACTCGGGGTTTGCCGCAACGGCCATAATCTCATCCCGCCGTTTCAGCTCAGTTTCAGCCGCGCTGGGTACAACAGCCGTTTCGGCCATGGTTCTTTTCTCCTGTGCAGGTTTCACTTCGATTGAGGGTGGCGCGGCGGGCGCGGGTTCCGCACGCTGCAGGATGGTTTCAAGATCGACGGGAAATTCGTCGTTCCCCGATTCGGCGCGGCCGGTGCCAACCGTGTAATCCGCAGGCACTGTCACAAGAGAGGCGTCGCACGGTTCCCAATCGCGGACTTCACACCGCGCGGCCTGTTCGGGGTCTTCTTCCCCGTCGCCGTCTTCGGTGACTGTCCGCACCATTTTGTGAACCTTGTAACCAACGGATGCGGCCTTGAGAATGCCGTCGTCGTAGTCCTGGCGCTTCTCTTGCGCGAAAGCCGAGCGGCTGAATGGCCCGCTCACGCGGAGCTTTCCGCCTTTCAGCTCGTACTTATCGACAATGCCGAGCTGCTGATCGGGATCGTGGTTGAAATTGTTGGGCACCATGCCGGCATCGAGGCGGCCGGTGCGCACGTTCTCTTTGCCGTGCAGGAGAATCTCATCGCCGAACCAACGGCGCACGGGCTCTTCGCTGCTCACCACAAAGCTAAAGCGGCCCGGATCATCGCCCGAGAGCCGTTCCCCGTCTTTGCGTTCGGCGTCGATCACCGCGGCGCGATATTGCACCGGGAGAGCGGTCGGCGTTTTCTTTTCAGTGCTCATATATTCACCGTGCCTTGACTGCGGGTTTCCCCGCCAATTTCAGTCCTCATCCCTGGTCAAATCCCAAATCTCAGCGTTGGCCGGGTGCATTCCGCGCTTTACTTTCGGCTTTGCCGGCGCAGGCGTCGGCCTGGCCTTTGGCTTGGCCGGTTTCTCGTTTTCCTGGGCGGCGGGTTTTTCTTCGCCCTCGCCGCCGCTCTCTGGTGTCTCATCTTCGTTGTTTATCTCGCTTGTTCCCTGGCCGCGGATATCGGTTCCGAGCGCCAGACCAAGCTCGTCGGCAAGGTCCTGCTCGACCTTGAGTTGCGCGTATGTTTCGGCCAGATCGCGGCCCTGGCTGTTGAGGATCGATTCGTGTGTCTCAAAGCCGTTCTGCACGAGCAGCGTCGACGCCTGCACATCTTTGAGCGGATCAACCCACGGCCAGCGGCGCGGCTCCCACTTGAGCGATGGGCCGCTGAATTTCTTGCGATCGGCAAGGGGCAGATCGAGCGCGCGGTTGAGGAGCGCGGAGCTTAACCACCGCTCATAAATTGGCTCTTTGACGTTGTCGATCATGGAGGTTTGAATCTCCATCCAGTAATCGCGCTCTTCAAGCTCGCCCAGGCGGCCCGAGCTGTAATTGACGCCGGCCAGATCGTTGCAGAGCTTGTGATAGGCAACATTCATGCCCGAGGCAATCACGCGGCCCGATTGCTTAATGAATGGCTCGAATGCGTTGGTAGGATGCGAGGGGGTGTGATCCTCTAACTTTTGCCCGGCACCTAACTCAAGCGCCATACCGGTGCCTATATCGACGGCCTTTGTTCCGTCCGCGTTCGTGCCATCTCCGCTGAGGCCGTCGTCGCCGTCGTCGGCTGCGCTCTCAATCGACATCACAACCGATGAGCCGATGCGCGCTGCGGCAAGCTCGGCAGAGAAGTATCCGTCGAGCATGTTGAGCTGGCTCATGGTTGCGGCGAACCACGGATACCCGCGCGACTGGCCGGTGCGGTGGGCGATGAACCAGTGAACGATCTGATCGGCGGGAACGCGCACACGATTGGCCGAGCTGAATGAAACCTCGTAAGGGTTGCCGTCGAAGATGTGATAAGCCAGGGGGCGCTGATACTGATTCACTTCGACGCCCATGCGAATCTGCACGCCGTTGGCCGCGGCCATCTGGGTATAGCTGTCGTCGAGTTGATCGGCGTCGATCAATTGCAAGGCAAAGCCGAATGGGTTGATCGCGCCTGGCTTGCGGCCGTCAAAGTACACCATGCGGATCAACTGCTCTCCGTCTCGCGCGACGTTCTCAACAAAAAGGCGATCCAGCTCGCGGAGAGAGTAGCGCCCGCAAACTGTACACGATCCCTTTTTGCCCCACTCTTCCCAGCCACGGCGCAATTCGAGATTGGTTGCATCATCGAGTGCGCTGGTTTTTGTTTTGCGCTGGCGCGGAACCTTGAAGGCCAATTTGACGCCGTGCGGTCCCACCACGTTCATGCGGACCATCTGCAGAAACTTTGTAGCCGTGGGGCTGTTGATGGCCTGATTGCGGGCGCGGGCGCGCAGCCGCCGCAGATCTGTTATAAGGTCCTGATCGGCGGAACGTGAGGCCGATGGCCAATCGTTCTGCATCCGGTTGAGCTTGGCTCCGTTGAAGCCGCCCCAGCCCGACGTGCCGCCAAGCTGGGCCAGCGTCGACGCCTCGGTGAGTGAGCGTTTCTCCGCGGCCTCAGCATTGCGGTTGGCCAGCTCTGTGCGGGCTTCGCGTAAATCGAGCGGTTCAATCCTTGCCATGATTCTCCTTACGCGCCTGGCTTAAAGCGGAATCCGATGCTGGAGGTGGGCGCGTACTCGCCGCGGGCGCGGCGCTCGGCGCGGTACTTTTTCTCGTAAATCCCGTGGTATTTCTCGAGATCGAGCGGGCTGAGCTTGCGAATCTGCCGGCCGTTAATCATGTATTCCTGCACGTCGGGGCGCGTGTTCCCTGATATGGCGGCCTCGATCATGTCGAGGGTGCGCTTGACAAAACTGCGCGTATCGACGGGCGCGCCGGCGGTGGCAAGGTTGGGATCGACGGCAACCGATTGCAGCACCAGCGTTATCTGCTGGCCGGCCGCGGTGGTTTCCGCAATGCCTGAAAGCACGGCGACAAAATCGTAAATATCGGCCGGGCAGGCGGTGCTTTGCGCTGCGGTCACCTGAATAACAAAGCCCTCGCCATCACCATCCGGGGTGATGGCGGCGGATGGAAACACGAAGCGATTGCCGGCGCTGTTGAGGATGTAAGAGAGGGTGTAAAGGGCGCTGGGATAGTTAGGGAATTGCCGCAGCCAATTCCACGAATCGCCGGCGCGGAGCCGGGTGGGCTCAAGCGGTATATCGGAATCAGAAAACTGCGGGATTGGCGTAACGGGATTCGCAAGACTGCCCATAGCTTGACTATGGGCAGGAATGCGAAT